AGCATAGTTTGCTAGTGATTCCATAGTCCAGACAGTGCAAGGATGCTTGACATGAACAGCTTTGTAAAGCAGATCTTCTCTATAAGAGTCTGACATATGCCACTTGTCAACCATACGTTTACCTGACTTAGATGGACCTTTAGTTTTAACGCCATCAAGTACACGATGTGCAGTTGATAGCATCTGACCAGATTCCAAAATCATTTTGACAACATGCTTGTCGCACTGTAGTTGAGCCGCACGTATTGGGTTTTTATCAAGAACAAAAATATTCATGCTACTACCAACTCAGCCTTGGTCGCCCTGAGGGCGCCGGGGTTACCAATTCTGGTTTGTGACCGATGGAAACGAAACCAAAATCAGCCACAACAACTTGTGTGCCATCCTCTGCAATAATCATATCACCAACAGAGACAGAGTGCATACGAGCAATCCGCTCGATGTTCTGCTCTGGGCCAATGTTACCAATTTCAAACACTTGGTCATAGTTTTCTGCAGTGATGTTAGCAACGTGGGTATAGTAGCCAGCGTCCCATGCTTCACCAGCATAACCACCAATATTGTCACGAGCAAAAGCCATTTTTTGTTTTAGACCATTTGCTGGAACAGCATTGTGATCACCTGTTGAGTTGATAAGATCAATGTCTTCGTTAGTCAGGTGGATTTGGTGTACTTGGTAAATCATGTGAACCTCTTTCTGATTTGATAATTTAATATACCACAACTAATCCCATATGTAAACACATAAAATGCACTTTTTATAACTTTTTTTAAAATAACGTATTTGTGTTACATTTATGTAACAGATAACCTTTTGAAAACCGTATCTGCTCCTATCCTTCCTACTTCCGTATAACCTAGTTTTCCTACAACATAATCTTCATCAACAGTTTCAAGAACAAGCATAGGTGAACATTTCTTTATAACGTGTTCTGCTCCTTTTAATATATTTGTTTCATAACCTTCTACGTCAAGATGTATTACATCTGGATAAACAGACATGCTATCAATTGTAAGGACTCTAATAGGCCCTTCTTTCTTTACAATGTGAGTTGCACCAAAGTTTTTTCGATCATTGTATATAGTTACCATACCAAGGTTTTCTCCAAGAGCACAGTTGAATGCTATAATATTTTTTGTATTTTCTTTGAGACAATGAAAGTTATCTGGATCTGGTTCAAAAGTCCATACCTTACCAAATCTTTTAGAATAGTAATCTGCATATACTCCACAAGCACCACCTGCTTGTACAATAACACCTTTGCTATCTGATATATCTGCTACAGTTTTAGGTACTACTTGACCGTACTTTTCTTTATTTAAATGCCGCCATAAGTGAACATCTTCTTTTGGCCACACATATTCTTTTTTCCACTCTTTGCTATAACGTGTTTCGTACATTAAATGCCCCTAATATTCCTGGTTGCCGTCTTCCTCTGTGTTCATTTGTATAGTAGAAATAATCTGGATCATAGATCAAATCAAACAAACCAGCTTTCTTTACAGCACGTTGTACATCAGGTAACTCTACGTTGTCCATCATAATCACTTTAGGATTAAACGATAGAGCGAGTTCAATGTCATGGTAAGGAACATCTCCGCTATGATTACCATCGATGAATACCATATCATAACGTTCATCCCAAGTTCCACTATATTCAGTTGATCTTATTTTTTCATATACCACTCTATCGCCATATCTTTCTTCTAATGCTATACCAGCACCAATTGAAAAGCGGTTAGGATCAATCGTTTTGAGTTTACTTAGATAATATAGATGTTCTAAAAACAGTGTAGCAGAGTACCCAGCAAAGGTGCCAATCTCGAACATTGTTTTGATCTTGTGTTCTCTACCAATAGCTGAAACCCACTCTTGCAATCGTGGATCATTGTATGGTAGATAGCCCCAACCTTGCATTCCAATCTTAGGGTCATGTTGGTTTTTATCAGGAATCGGTAAAAAGCTTACATCTAATGGGTACATTTGGACTCCTTTAAAAGTATATATCATATAAAAAAAGGGTGATCCAAAGACCACCCTAGTTTAAGTGGGAGAGGTTGACCCTCTCCCTTTATATTAGTGCTTATGCACCCAGAATGGAGTCCACTCTGAAGATACGGTAGTAAGGGTTAGTTTTAACCGCTGCCAAACCGTTTGCAGGTGTTGCGCCAACGAATGGGTTAGAAGCCATGCCGTAGCGTGTCTTGAAACCAATTTTAGGCTGGAAGCTTTCTTCTGATACCGCACGAACCATTGTGAGTGGTACGTATGGGCAATAGAATACACCAGCGTCGTATGGATTAGTACCTTTGTAGCCTACATTCATGTAGTCTGTAGAAGCATATGGGTCAATATAGACCTTAGTGCGACCATTCAGAACACCAGCGAATGTGTTGCCTGTGTCATCTACCTGCAAGTTTGTAGACATTGCTGGGGAGTAGTCCAACATGCCAGAAGCAGCAAGTGCAGAAGCAACATCGGAAGAACAGATAACAAAGTTACCTTTACCACGACGTGTTTCTTTAGCGATGATGTTAGATTCACGCTCCATCTGAAGGATCAGACCTTTGATTTTTTCAACTGACCAGCGGCCGTCTGCATCTGTCTGCAAGTCAAAGATACCGTTCACTGCAGTGTTAGCCTGCAATGCACCAGTTTTGGCCTGAGAGTTAACAGTACGGATGACTTCACGGTTGATTTCTGCAAGGATCTCTGTGGACAGAATGTTAGCCAATTCTGTTTCAGCGTCCAGACCGTGGATTGCTTTCAGATCCTGTGCAAGTTCCAAGCTGTATTCAGCTTTCAGTGCACGTGATTTTGCAGTCACGGTTGCTTTTTCAATGGTGAAACCCATCTGGTTGAATACAGAACCACCAGTTGCGCCGAGTGCTTCAGCGTCGTCTGTTGGCATACCACCTGCTGCAAGTGCAGTCAAGCGAGCATCATCTGCAGTTGAGTCAGAGTCAAGGTTGGATACGTTAAGACCAGATGCGTTATCTGAGTCATGTGTACCAGAAGAATCGCCAGAGAAGCGTGTTTCTGCTTCGTTGAACAATGCTTCACGGTTAGAAGTAGAACCACCCTGGTAACGTGATTTCATCGCAAAGATGAGACCAGTTGGGCCAGTCATTGGCTGAACACCACACATGTCGTATGCCATCATGTTTGGCATTGCACGACGTACGAGGCTGATCAGTACTGGGTTCCAGTTAGCAGCAGCGCCCGTTGCGTTAGCAGGTTCGCCTGTGCCTTCTGCGAGGTAGTTCTGTTGAGCAGCCTGGGAGGCGAACTCTCTTTCTTGGTTCTCAAGAACAACTGCTGTAACAGCTTTTCTGTGAGCATCGGTAATAGTACCACCGGATTCTTCATTCAGAACCGGGGCCCATTTTTCGACTAAACGATCATAAGATTCCATTATTTGGATCTCCTTAGTAAGTTGTTTTGCGCATTGCGCTTAGATAGGATGCCATTGTGTCAGACACTTCAACGACGGACTGAGAATCATCTTCTACAATACCTTCCTCGAGTGCTTCTGCAGCAGCAGTTGCTTTACTTGCAGAACCTTTTTTAAAATAAGATTCTTTAATGGTGGCGACTTTACCAGAGAATGTTTCTGCATCCCCGAAATCTACATCTTCAGCCAACTTGAAAAGTTTTTCGGCTTCAGTTGCAGCAAGACCTTCTGCGTGTTCTGCAATAATAGCATTACGCTCATGTCCTTCGAGTGCTTCATTCATCTCAATTGCTTCGGCTGTAGCAGCATCTAATTTTGCTTCTAGTTCTGCAACAGACTCAGACAATTCGTCAACGAGATCAACTTTGGATTCTGGAACCGTAATATACGATTCTGTGAAGAGATTCTTCAAGTTCTCCATGAACTCTTCAGAAATTTCAGTGCGCAAGCCAGTTTCGACTGCTACACGGTTTTCTTCCATCCACTGTTCAACTACGTAGTTTAGGTAACCATCAACTTTCTCAACAAGTTCGTCTTTGAAAGTATTGGTTTCTTCATTGAGTTTTTCCGCATACTGTTCTTCCAAACGGTCAACTTCTTCGGTAAGTTTTGACTTGAATGCTGCTTCAAAAATGATTGCAGCCTTACCTTTGAAACCTTCGGAAAGGGTAGCTTCTTCTGAAATTAGTGCTTCAAGATCTTCTTCAAAATCAACATCTTCTGCTTTATAAGAAGCCATTACAGCTTTAGGTGCAGCATCTGCTTTTTCTGAGTTTTTCTTGTCGCCCTTACGAGCTGCTGCTGTTTTACCTGCATTCTCTGCTTTCTTAACAGATGCTACAGAATCAGCCTCAGCATTTTTTGAATCTTGCATTTCGTTGATTTCGATCTCGTCATCATCGAGTGCAACATCCTGTTCTACTTGATCAGTCATGATTGACTCCTTTAAGTTTTCAGTAACGAGAGGAAATTCTTAAATTCACGCACTTGTGTCTCATAGAGATCAGCACGTGGTGCTTTCTTAATTTCAGTCTCAATTCTTTCAATTTCTTGTGGTTCAATAACGCCATTATTCCAAACCCAATCTACACCTTCCATTATTCCATTAACAAAAGCTTTAGATGCACTTGGGTCTTGTACGATGTCAACTGTATTTAACATAAAGTCATCTTTGACATACATAGTGCCGTTTTTCTCCTCAAGACTTCCCATACCACGAGTTGACACTCCTAGTTGAACACCACCTTCAAGCAGACCAGCAACGATCTGTCCCATAGGAGTTTCCAATATTCGTGCCTTACCCATCACATTATTACCTTCCATTTT